GCATTTTTGATTTGTGTATCAAGTTGGTAACCTCCACGATAAGAAATAAATTCAGTATGTGAGTATTCCCTAAATCTTTCAACCAACTCTATTGCTTTCTCTTTCGGTGTCATACGGTTTCATTTGGGAATCCAGCGGCTGACCGCTTGATATAGGTTTGCTCATCTATGTGGTAATAACCCTGCGTGTGCCTTAACTGGGCATCGATCGGCTCCCCTGTCCATGCAGGGTGGTAATGGTCGAAGATGCGCTCCGGCACATATTTCCACTTACCCAACTTCTTCGCCACATCCATAGCCTCATTATCGCACCATAAAGAGAAGTATTGCGGATGGTAGATGTAGTTGAACCGCTCATAGTAAGTCCTACCCATGATGCTCATGGTAGGTAGCAGGTGATTAACCCTGCCATCGGGGAAGTGAATGAACTGGTCAAGATTGTCAGCAAAAGCATTGATTATTTTTATGTCATAACCTGGCACCAAGAATCTCATATCATCGCTCATGTTCACAACTATATCACCCTTCCATCCTTCCATACCCCGATTGATAGCGTGTACCTTACTATTGCTCTTACCGTGTGTGAAGTAGATATTCGGATCCCTTTGCAGTTCGAGGTAATGGGTACTATTCAGCGTTACATCATCATCATCATCAACGGTTATACCTATGGTATAATCCGCTTTATGCGAATATGCCTTAATGGTGGAAATGGCAGCAGTCATTTTTGTTGGCCTACTGCGTGTAGCGAAGTTGTAGTGTATTTTCATGTTTTCGGTTCGGTTTATACAAAGGTGGCAAAAACTTTTGGTAAAGTCCATCTGTAACCTGCACTTTAGTTTTCCACACGCAGTACAAAGTTTCTCAATCGGCAATTGGTGCGCTATTTGGGTCGGGAATGATTTGTATAATGGTTTGGACTGGTTGTTGCCCATCTATCTCAATACGCTGATCTGCTTTACCATATCCCCTACTAATCAAGAAGTCGGCTGCCCTCACATCGCCCTTCGCTGCTTTTGCCCGCATTGATTTGAGTATAGCTTCGAGCGCATTAACCCCATCTTTCTCCTCTGCCAGTATCTTAGCCAATGCCTCCTTAATGTCAGGAAGTTTCGGTCGGCCTTTGGGGTTGCCGGATTGACCTTTAGTGAAAGGTTTTAGATTCTGTATGTTTCTCTGTTTTGCCACTGATACTACAAAGGTACTCCGTTCTTCTTAATTGATATATTCGGGTCAAGTTTGCGCATTCGGTCAATTATAACTTGGCAGTATTTTGGGTCTAACTCCATGCCGTAACATTTGCGTTTAAGTTGGTGGGCGGCTACCATTGTGGAGCCGCTACCGCAATAAGCATCAATAATTAAATTAGGGCTACCTGCATAATCAATACAAAAATCAATAACTTTTACAGGCTTTTGTGTTGGATGTACACTACCCTGTAACGCTGCCCTATTTACTGTAATACATCTTAAAGGTTTATCTTCTGTTGTCCAAGCTAATTCGCCATCACTCATTGTTAACCCGTCTTGCCCTTTACTCCAATAAAGCCACCCTCTTGATGCAGGAAGCAAATCAGCAAAATAATTACCGCCCCAAATAATCGCTTTATCTGCTTGCAATAATAAAAAATCAAATGTTGATTGGTCTGGTCTTTCATTATCCCAACCTCTAAACTCATGACCTTTTCTATTGTGTTTATGGTTCTTTGCTTTACTTTCTTTTTGTCCGTCAATGCCTATTCCATAGGGTGGGTCAGTAAGTAATAAATCTGCAATCTTCCCATCCATCAACCTTGCCACCGCATCACTATCTGTACTATCCCCACAAAGCAACCTATGTTCCCCTATCTCAAACAAATCCCCCAGTACAATATCTGTCTGCACTATATCCGGTATCTCATAATCATCCTCCTGCGCTTCGAGTTCCTCACCTTCAAAATCAGGCACATCCAATCCCCAATCCTCCAACTGCTGCACATCCCATTCATTCGCCAACTGCTCCCAATCCCATTCTCCGAACCCTACGTTATCCTTTATTAGGAACTCTGACCTTTGTTCTGCAGTCCATTCATCTGCAAGGATAATGGGTATCTCCTTTAACTTGCATTCTTTGGCTGCTTTAAGGCGCATGTTGCCGCCCAATACAACAAACTGACCATCTGTATCGGTATAGCATACCAAAGGCCGTTTATTGAGCATATCTGGGAAGTCTTGAATTGACTTTACCAGTTTAGCAAACTTTTCATCCTTTATGATTCGTGGATTGTTGGGGTTTGGTTTTACCCGTGATATAGGTACTATCATACCACAAAGTTACCCATAACCACCCGAAAGTACCAAATTTGCACAAAGTTGCACCATATTTGCAGTCAAAACCTTCATAACTCATTGAGTATCAGCCAAAGTTGCAAATTTGCAGTATTTTTGCACCCCACGTATATCTATATAAGGATTAGTATATTAGCATATATAGAGATATAAAATTATTATTACTTGAAATTTGCGCAAAAGTGCAAATTTGCCACCATACGCTATGATTATCAATGGTTTGCATATTTGCAGTGGGTGCAATTATTGCAAATTTGACGTTTGAACTGCAAAAATTAAAATTGATTTTGTAATATATAATCAACTAAAACAGAAAATTACTATTTTTGATTTTGTAATATATAATCAATGGAAGAAATAAAAAAGAAAGGTGGAAAAAGACCTGGAGCAGGTCGCCCACGCAAGTTTGAGGATAGCAAAGTAATATCTATCAGAGTTGAAAAAAAGTTCATTCAACAAGTAAAAACGCAAGTAATGATAACACTTGCTAAACTGCGAAATAGAGGATATTGACTGCAAAATTATATCCGATATGATATAATGGTTCTGCTTATGGTATAATTTATACCCTTAAACGTATAAAAAAACCCCCGATTAAGGGGGTCAAGATTACATCTTTTCATAAACTCCATGTGCAATGCGCTTAAACATTCGCTGAAAATCTTGCCTTCGCATAGCATCCACAAATCTCCTTGGTTTGATATTTAACCTGGTGCAAAGTGCCTCCATTTCTTTCGTAGTAAACTTCGCCGGCAAGTTATCAACCAACAAGCGGAGATCAGTAGGAAGGCCGGATTCATTTTCCTCATAGATACTACCTAAAATGTGCATAGTGGATTCTGCATACCACCGGTGAAGTTGCCATGCTTGGTGCGCTACCTTTGTAGTTATAACAGGTACCATAGGATTCTGCATGATGGCAATGAGATGGCAGAAACGGAAGTAATATGCTGACATCTTGGCTTCTGTACCCATAACATAATCCTCCACCGAATTATCTTTCCTATCATTGGCATCTTTTCGATGCTGCCTATAATACTTTGTTAAAATTGGTTTTGCTTCATCTGTTACGATTATTTTACGGGGTGGCTTATCGCCTTTGCTGAATTCCTTGTTGTGCTTGTACAACTCGAAAATAAGGTCGCTCCACTCTTGGCACATTGCCCGTGTCGGGGTGAAAGGGTCAACTTCTTCCTGCAACTTGATGTAATCGGATTGCACCATGAGAAAACGGGATGCAAACCCTGACTGGATGCGGTCGGCACCGAAAAGGTTTTTCAGTCGGGATGGCTGCGTTCCCATAAGCAGGGATATGTTAAGGGATTTCACTACCCTTTCCTTCGACCTGTCGGCTCTAATTTGCGTATAACGGCCACCGCTGAATGCTTGGGTGAAGAAGGAAATGGCATCGTTATTTGCTTTATGCGCCCCTGCGTTAAGTATCGTTTCCGCTTCATCATGGTACACACCCATACCGCCCTGCTGATCCTGCATTAAGCCGATATAACCCTCTGTGGTGCCATCAACGGCAAAGGGATGGAATCGCTTTGGATGTGGCTTGTTAAATGGCTCTTTGCGGCTATTGGCATCTGCACGTTGCAAGTTCCAGTTCTTTACCTCCTCCTCATATTCTTTGTCCTCTTTCGCTAACAAGTCCTTCAACGGTGTTTCGCACATTGCTTTGAATGCAGGGGTTTTACCAACTGATACCGGTGCAATCATAAGTGCGAATAAGATATTCTTTGTTTCATCCGGAAGGTCGGAAGTAAAGCAGTTGCCGGCAAGTGAGGAAATAGTCCATAGGCCGGCCGTTGCAAGGAACTCAGGATGTAGTGATTTCTCATTAGCTACCTCGAATAGCGACCTCTGTATTTCCTGTGGAAAAATTTCATAAGGATATGATGTTGTGTCTTTTACGATGCCTATGTGCTGCAGTACTTTTTCCCAATCACGGCCTAAATGATAAAAAAGCATAAACGATGCAGGCAATGACCATTCGGGATATTCTTCCTTATTGTGCCAGTTCGGGAAGTTATCCATGCTTGCGGAGAATATAAGCACCCTTTTTGCCGCATGGTACACTTTTGCGCTGATTCCTACAGATGCGCTTCCTTGCCGCCTGTAGGCCCTAAATTTGTCCGCTTTGCGATAATGGTAGTTAGGTATCGGAAATAGTCCGATAGCGGTCAGAATCGCCTCAAAACTATCCTCTGTGATGTTCTTGTCATAATCGGATAACTGCTGCTCATAGCCTTTCGGGTAGTTGATGGCTTTTTTTGTCGGATCGTATGCCGGTTTGTACTCGTTAAAATACTGACTAACCTCAATTAGGTAGTTATATTGTTCAACCGTTAATTCCGTTATGTCAGCCATTGACTGGTGGAATTCGGTGTAACCAGGTGTGGGATATGTATAAACCACCGGGCCGTTGCAGTATAGGGCGATTAACTCGTTTCCTTCAGGATTGGCAGCTAACTGCTGCTTCTTCGGTAGGTGCTTGTAGTACATCCATACATGATACCCACCGTTTCTCGTTTGCTCTATAAATAGGTTGTTGAGTATCTCCGGTGCTTCATTGGTAACCATTGCCATCCACTTGTGGAAAAGTTCTTTGTCTTTGGTGTTCTTAATATCAAAGTCAAGGCACCCGTAGTTATTGCCGGTAAGAATCATTAGACCGTTATCGGATGGCCTCAATGTAAGATCTTCCGGATTGCTCCAATTCCTGTGTGATACGGGTTGCTTAGTTTCGGTATCCCATTCAATAGGGATTACTTTGATGCCGAGGTCGGTATATTCGGCATGGATTTGTTTAATCATGTTGGGTTGGTTTATGACCTATATCTCGGTCATTAAGGTCAATTTATGCCTTTAATGACTTGTAATCTGATCAAATATAATGAAGAATTCCTCCGGAGTATGCACAAACTCATAAATCCCTCCGGCTTGCCGTTCCCTTTGTTGCTCGGCAAGTTGTTCGGGTCGGGGTTTGTCTTTGCCCGTTTTTATTTCAATCATTACTGACCGGCCTTTGATTGTTGCCGAAATATCAGCCGTTCCCTTCCTGGTTGCAGATGGGATGAACTTGCCGTTAATCTGCCTGCCCATAGTGTTAATGCGTGTAGCACGGTAGCCAGACCAGTTCAGGAAGTTGATAATAAACGTAGTCAGTCCATTGGACTTCGCAACCACAGGCACCGGCGGTGTAGTGTAGAATCCATCCTTCACCACATTCGGGGTACGTTGCAAGGTGTAGTTGTAGTGTGCGGTGTTATATCGTATCCGCCATTCGGGGTAGTGTTTCATATTGCTCTATTGCTTTAAATATTTGGTAAACCACTTGTGGTACTATAGCGTTTCCGGCTGCTTTGATTGATTCGTTTCGCCACTTAGAAAAGGTAATGTTGTCCAGTCGGGAGGAAAGCCCATCATTTCGAGAACAAATAGGGGATTGAGTTGGGAAGTTTTGCCAATATCTTGGGTTTTCATTAGTTCTCCTATCAACGATGAACGATTTATTTGACTTTCCGGAAATGTTGCATTTTTCCCTTCGTTTACTGTCGGTGTCGGCAACATCCCCATACTCATTGCCCGTGTCAGCGTTACCGAGTGCATACTCCCCTCCTTCACCTGGCTGCTCTTCATCGTTGCCGTTGCATTGGTTGAGTCCATTGCGGTTGGGGTGGGGAGTAAGCCCATGATTGCCATTGCACTGATTCCCGATGGTTTCATTTGTCCATTTTCGTCCTTGAACGCCCCTCCCTCCGAGGCCCGTGGGGTGGGGAGTAGGCCCCTCTGATAAATAAACCCCGATTGAACTTCCTGTGCAAGCGTTCCTGAATGCCCGAATTTCTGCTCCTTCTTGGTTAGGTTCTCTAAATACGAATCCATCGCACTTGGTGTTTTTAGCAACAAACCAAACCCTATCCCTTCTGTGGGGAGCGTTGACGGATACAGCTGGCAGTACATACGGCCATACTTCGTACCCCGCAGCTTCCAAGTCAGCTTGCACCTCGTGGAATACCAATCCCCCTGACCAATTAACAAGGCCGAGAACGTTTTCGCCCACAACCCAACGTGGCTGAATTTCTCTAATTGCTCTAAGCATTTGCGGCCAGAGATGTCGCTCATCTTCTTTTCCTTTTCGCTTTCCGGCTGATGAGTAGGGTTGGCAAGGGAATCCACCGGTGAGGATGTCAATTTTTCCTCTGTGTATAGTAAAATCTGTTTTAGTGATGTCATGATATGAAATTGCTTTAGGCCAGTAATGATGTAATACTTTTTGTCCAAAATCGTTCCATTCGCAATGGAATACGTTTTCCCAACCCATCCATTCGGCTGCTAAATCAAAGCCGCCTATTCCGCTAAATAATGATCCGTGAGTCATATTAATCAATATAAGAAACCCGTCTATTCGGGTTGTTAGAATTATTCCCAATCTTCGATGGTAGTGGAAACATTAACTGAAATTGCTTTTCCGGCACCCATGCACCGCCAATGTAACGGTACCATTTGCCATCTTTCAGCCTTGCAGTAGTATTAGTGCGGAGGTCTTTGTTGCGGAGGTATTGGTGGATGGTCATGTTAGGGGTTTATGCTTGATTGATAAATTCTTCTTTTTGTACCTTTTTTGTTTGGTTCGCCTTTTTTGGTTAGTTCGATTCCAGTGTACGCACATTCAGGAAGATATTTACCTCCTCCTAAAGTAAATTGTATTTGCTCTATTTTTATAGAACCGATGTGGTCGGCAATAATATCACCAATTTTGTATGGATTGTTGGTTAAAGCACATTCTTTAGCTAAAGATTTTAACTTTAATTGACAATCATTATTAATCGCATCAAATTTTAATTTGTATTCTTCTTGTGTCATGTTAGTACAAAATTAAGGGGAAGGTATAACCCTTCCCCGTGTGATTAGAATGGGAGATCGCCGGTGTAATTAGGAGTAACTACCTTGTTTTCCGCAGGTGCATCCTTCTTTGGTGCAAGTGTTACCTTGTTGTCAGTCCACACTACTGCACCATTGCCGAAATAGGTCTTCGGTTCTTTCGATTCCCTTTGCTCCTTTGTCTGCGAAAGGTACAAAGATACATTCTGGTTGTAGGCATTTGCTTCATCGTTTACTGCGATGGTGAAAGCCACCCCTTTGTCTGCTTGTTGCAGCAGTTGTTCCAATTTTGCCTTTGTGATGTAGGCGTTTATTAGTGTTGCCATTGATTCGCCGGATGTCGGGAGCCGGTGCCGTTTAGAGCCATGTACGGGATTCGAACCCGTATCTCTCCGCTACAATGCGAAGGCGTTATCCCAAGTCGGTATTCATTCCCGATTACGCTAACATGACTGCCGTGTTACTTGTTGA